ACAAACAGTCCATCTCCAAAGACTGCACCGCAACAATTGCAAACCCAAAGCACCGCTCCAACATCCGAACTCTTATCCCCATCGCTCATCAACCAAATAGAGCCGAGCATTGTCGAGGTGAATTGTTATTCAGCAGACGAATCAATCGAGTCCAGTGGTTCTGGATTGTCGGCCCGTTTTTCAGACGTAAATTACGTTGAAACCAATTATCATGTCATCGGTGATGCGGTCGTCAATGGCCAGTGGCCTGACTGTTATGCCGTTTATCCTGAAGCTCCCGATTTTTTATATAACGGCAACTATGGCGATTATCAGCTCACCTTGTCTGCATGGCATTACAACCCCGATATTTATCAAGACGTTGCCATGCTCACGCTCGGAGCACCCGTTTCCGATAGCGTTCCATTAAACAAAATTCCCGCGATAAACGATTTTTATCATTCTGTACAAGATGAAATGCCAAGCGTTAATGTCACGTCATCTTTCTGCTTACCTTCGGAAGTGGATGTCGGTGATACTCTGACAATTTTCGGCTATCCAAAATCAGGCAATCTGCTTGGCATTTCGGAAACGATCACACAAGGATCAATAGCGGGGATTCTCCCTGGGCCGATTTACAAGACAGACGCGCCGATCGATCACGGAAACTCCGGCGGCTTTGCCATCTTAGATAAAAATCTATGCTCACTTGGTATTCCGACTCTAGGCGAGTCTGGGCTTACGGCGGGAATTGGCTACATTCAGGCCTACACGCTAGCTAATGGGCAGTAAATTAGCTTTATAAGATTCTCTCAGCATGGAAGGTTTTCCAATAGCGAAATTTTTCAAGTAATGATATGCGCCAAACGCATCCCCATCGGATGCGCCCCGCGAGCATTGCTCAGTCTGCTTGTCTTCCTTTTTTGATAAGACGTTTGCTGGTAGGGTATTCGGATGCACTGCCTGCAAAGCGGTGGCTTCAAGGGATAGTAATGAAACAGATATTTGACCCGCTTCCGGCATCCATTGCAGACGAAGTAGAATATCGCACCCTTGTTGAGATTTGAGGGGATAGCAACGACTCCCTGAGCGTTCCAGACGGGCAGTCCGTCCTCCGATCCCAAGAGAACTGCCGACTTGTAGGACGTATTTTCGGGGATGTTTATGAGGCGGCATACTCGCATCACATCATCGTCGTTTCTCAACCTGACCCGCGTATGCTCCTGTTCTGAGAGGTAGACGAGGAATCTCCGCAAGTAATCCGTGATGTCAATGCGTTCGAGAAATTCGCTTTTATAGTTGATTCCCTGACTCTTGTACATAATCGCTAATGATTACTAGTTAGAGATTTTGCGAAGTGACTCTATGTATATTTAGTAACTTGGAGTAAATCCTCCGTCCAAGCTCCATCCTTGGCCGCCTTGATATAGGTTTGCCCCGACGAGGAAACGACCCCAAATAGATATACTGTGTTGCCCTGTTGATCTACTAAATACGCTTTTCCTTTCTTGTTGACGATCCAATCGTACATGGATTGACGGGCAGTTTCTCCGGTTTTCTGGTCTTGTTCGTTAACCCACTTAAAAGAAACAATGCTCAAATGAGGGTCTTCAAATTGCCCAGAAGCTGTTTTTATACCAGTAATTTTTATCATGGAGAAGACAAATCAGTCATCACATCATAGGCGATTTTATCACGCCAGTAGTTACACCCCAAATAAAGAAATTGGTCAAACCCCGCATCTTTCAGTTTTTCCGCTAACTCGTAGTTCATGGTTTTAGTATTTTATTTACCGCATCGTATACACCGCCCCAAGTTACCAATCACACATCTCAAGCACTTCGGCATATCCTTTTGCACATAGGGACAACTGAAATGGCAATCCGATGAGAGCAACATCCCGCATACGGGACAATGGCCTGCTTTCTCGAAAGGAGAGATGAAGGGGTGGCCGCGCTTGCCCTTCCATGGCTTCCGATGGTCAGCACGCCACTTACGTTGCCAGTCCCGCTTATAGGCTTTTATTTTTTCTGATGGCATAGTAATCATAGATCGGTTTTTGTTCCCCATTGGAGCATCACGCCGCCATTCTCAACAATTGGTCCTCGCGGTATGCCTTCCATGATATTTCCTGGCCGGATGATCTTCGCCATATCGCCACCGTACTTTTGCAGTCCTACGATGGCATAGAGAAGCGCGTGGCAATAATCGTCATGGCCATTGCGCTTCCATACATATTCAGGCCCGTACAAACTCCGGTCATCCTTTTCTGGCGTATTCTTTGAGGTAATAAGTTCCCGATAGATATGGTCGAATTGCGCCGCAAAGCTCGCCCATTCGTCTTTCGTACCATTCAATTGAATACGCCCCGTATCCCGTAGTTGTTCAACCATAAGCGTCATCATGCGGTTACGGTCAACGTACACCTCGCCATATTTATCTCCTTCGCCCCATTGCACCATCTCTGTTGTCTTGCGGTCTTTGCGATAGAAGCATAGGAACACACGTCCTGGATATTCAGCTTGTAGTTTCCTAACACCAATCAAATCGCCTCCTTGGTCAAATACTGCCTTTGACTTCGGGAAACGCCTCAAATGGCCACGGATAACGTCATAAGGATCTTTGCTCGCTGTTATCAGTTCTGCCCTATCGTAGAAAAATACGCCCTCCTTGTTCATCAGGACGTAATTAATGCCGTGCGATGTATCAGCCCCGATTATAGTTATTCCCTCTTGGCTATTCACTCGGTCTACACAATTTCGCAAAACAACCGATGGCTCGATCCTATCCTCACTCCCGATGTAGGGAAGCCCTAGGACGTAGTTATAGAAGTATTGCTTGTCCTTTTGCGGGTCGTTGAACGCTTTGATGATGTCTTTCGCGCTCTTGTTGTAGAGCATAAGTTGGGAGATGTGATAGCCCGAAAAATCGGGTTGTTTGTCACCAACGTAATTTTGCTTCCATCTCCCGTTAATTCTTTGATCATCTGAAATAATTTCATGGCACTCTCGACAGATATAAGTTCCGGCATCTCGATCAACATTTTCGGGCCATTGTAGGTATTGTTCGTGTCCATTTTTGCATTTAATAAACCATTCTTTTTTATCCGATTGTTGCCAGTACACGTCTACTCCATGTCCGCTCAAGCTGGGGTGACTAAAATACCATCGCCAACCGCCATCCTCTTGTGCTTGCAAACGGTTCTCATATTGCGTGATAACATCCTGATCGCTCGCGTCCACCTCGTCGTGGATATTCAGACCGGATGGAATCATCATAGCTTGCTTGGCCGTGAACGTACCGCGATAGAATATCATCGCCTCGCCAACCTGTTTCTGTTCAACGGTATCATGGTCTTTCGTCCAATCCTGCAAGATAGCGTTCTGGGCGATAATACGATTGAACGAACCACCAACCATGTCCTGCACGTCTCCCATCGTGGGAAGCGTATAGATTATCTGCCGCCGCAATTTCTTAGCTATGTAGAATGCTTTGAGAATGTTGCATACCGTCATGCCAACCTGCGGCGGTTTCAAGATTACTTGTAAAGGACTGAGGTCGTTATAAATATCAAACAAAAACTTGCGCTTTTGAAACTCAATGGGGAAACCAACCTCATTCTTTATCTTGTGCTTGATCGCCCACAGTGCCGGACTCCCTTCCATCGCTTGACTCACCTGTTCCTCGGTATAGATCATTAAGTTTTGAGGTCAATTCCTTGATCTCGGGAGGTGCTTCGACCTCCATATTTACATTAATATGTTTATCAGGTGCGTACGACCCTTGCACCTTGAACACTTGGTCTGCCGCTGATAATCTCGAACTTGCGACCACATTCTTGTCATAGAGGATTTCAGCTACAACTTGTTTAGCACCTTCCTCGCTAAAACCTAAATTATTAAGCTCGTTCTTAACTCCTTGTGCCTCTAAAATGATGGCTGGGTTCGCTGAAGCGGTAATTTCACTATAGCCAGCAGAAACCAATAAATCCTTTTTTTGTCTAGTGCGCTTTAATTTAGCGTCCAAGACGATCTCTTCAGCTAGTTTTTTCTGTAATCTTGTGGACATAAGGATGAATTTCGTACAAACCTATATCTTTACGATATGAAGGGCTAAATCCCATTACATTTAATCTTTCCCTCACCTCATCAGCTTTTATATAATCAGCGACCTTATGGGCATTCATCCACATGATTAACCCAGTTTCGGGGCCAACAATATCCCCAACTTCATAGTTCGCTTCTACGGGAAAATGAGCGAGAACATGAGCATTAATTCGTTCATTCCACAACCTACATTCTGATCCGCATAAGCTACACTGATTATTCATGTGTTAAAATGAGTCCCAAAACAGTTTCGGGGTTAATATCCCTTACTACCACCATTTTCTCGTTCCTAATGCCCCACCCGCGCCAATTACCGTCTTTTTGCCTTATTAAACTTATCGCATTTGGATTCTTCGCCGGATCATGCTCATTCACGATTTCCTGCGTTTCTGCCTCTAACTTCTTATTCTCTTCAATCGCATTATATCTATGACAAATCGTGCAAACTTTATTGCGACATTGAAGCAAGGGGGCATCTCCCGCGCATTTTTCGCAACATGCTTGTTTTATTTCTTCCATGGTAGTGAGTAAAATAGTTCCTTTTTCTTTACCAATTCGACCTGTGTGCTTCCACACTTGCATCCGCTTGAATAGATTTCTACATGGGTTATCGGATTTAATTCGCCAGTGATTTCGTCTACGTAGGGATTAGGTTTTATGGGAATCCTCAACGTATGCGGTATGTAGGGATACTGACATTTCGCGCATCTTCCTACAAATTGTGGGGCTAGACCATAGAGAAGTTTCATTTTGGTTTTACGGCTTCTTCGGCCTTTTTAGCGCAACCTTTACATAGTTCCTTCTGGCTCGTAGCTTTTGATCCAGTAGGAATAGTTATCGTCCTCGGCTTCACTTGCCAGCGAAATTTCAGGGCTTTGCAGTTTTCACAACGCTTTCGAAGCATGATTTTGTTTAGCTTTTTTTCTTTCTGCTATCCTTCGCAAGGTTCTAGGACGAGGCTGTTTTGGCTTTTTGTTCATTGTTGCACTGATGTTCTTTGATCGACCATTTTCTCGACCATTCCCGACAGGCTTTCTGTTTCCCGAGGCAATGTAACGACTGTGCCGATCGTGAGAATTGAAGCCGCCACGCCGATTGCATTTTTAATTGCTGAGAGGACTACTGACGCAGGGTCAATGATTCCTGCCTCAAACATATCTACTATTTTCCCCGATTTACTGTCAAATCCATAGATTTTTTTATCCCCTTGTAAATATCCTAATGCTATTTCGCACATTACATCATCACTGTTCGCCCCTGTATTTCTGATGATTGTTTCTATCGGTTTTTTCATCGCCAAGTCAAGTATAGTAGCCCCGATAGTAGTATCATTACCATTCAACAATGCTTCGCTTGCATGAGATAATGCCAATCCCCCCCCCACTACAATCCCATTCTGCAAGGCCACTTGTGCGGCGTTTAGCGCGTCTTCAGTTTTCAAGCGACGGTATGCTAAAGCACTTTCACTGTGCGCTCCCACATGATAAATAGCCGTCTTCGTGTTCAATCTCGCTATCCGGCGCAAAGCATCATCGCTACCGTCCTCTTGTAATGATTTGATATAATCAAAGACCATACCACTTCCTTGTTCCAATTTTGTGAAGTCTTTTATGCCGTCGAGGTAAGTTGCTTCCGTATCAACTTTGATTTTCGCTACTCTCCCAAGGTGTTCCATTTGAACTTTCTTGAGCTTGATACCAGAAGCCTCATCAATGACCGTCGCTCCCGTGGCATGTGCCAAATCCACCCACCATTCATCGTTTAGGATTACTGGCATTTTGATTACCAAAATCCTCATGCCAAGCTTTTGTGGCGCACGGGCGAGAACAAAACTGTTTATCATCAAAGGCTCTACCTCATCCACGAAAATGACCAGTCCTTTTCTCTGTTGGTTCACAAGGGTCATCACCAGATTCTCCAAATCGGCTTGAGATGATATCTTGCGGCGAGCCAGTAAGATAAGCGGATTTTCGAGAGTAGCCTCGTTCTTGAAGTTTGTGCCGGCCATATCGCACATATAGGGAGAAACATAGGTTGCCCCTTCGATTTTTAGCCCCGTACCAATGGAATACCAATCGTCCGGCGTTTTGGAGGCCTCCCATGAAATAAGGCCTTCCGCGCCTATTTTCTCGTAAATCTCTGCTATCATCTTGCCTATTCCCTCGTCTTCGGCCGAGATTTCGGCCACTTGCTTTAAGAGTTTAAAATCAATCACGCCATCTTTGACTAACTCCTTTTTCTGTTCGTTAATTGATTTTTCTATCAAGGGAATGCAAGCTTCGAGGGAACGCTTAATTTCCATCGGAGAAGTTTCACCGATATGTTTCAAGCCTTCTTCGAGGATCGCCGCCGTGAGAACACAGGTCGTGGAACTGCCATCACCACTCGATTTGTTCGCGCGTGAGACCGCCTCAAAAAGGATGCGACGTCCCATTTCCTCTAGGGTATCTTCAAATCGAATTGAAGCCAAGATCGATATGCCATCGTTCGTAGTATAGAAGCCTGGATTTTGGATGGCCTCAATCAAACTATTACTTCCTCCAGTCCCAAGGGTAACGCCTACTGCATCCGCCGCACGTTGCACTCCTCGCATAAGCTTCTCTCTCGCTATATCTTTTGTGAACAGATTGTCTTTAATCATTGAAATTATTTTTATTTAATCGGGTAAAGCCCAAGGGTACTCTCGAAAAAAAAGCGGGTCGTCGGCTCTCAATATACTTCTGATATGAAAACTCATGTATATGTGATTTGGTATTCCCCTCCTGAAATTCATTTGCATTCCGCACCTCGCACATCGTTCAAGCGAACCTCCTTGGACTATGCCGACCTGCTTAAAGTCATGGAGAATGCCACGGCGACACACACTATTCTGGTATCTCGTTTTGAACATTTGGTTTTTCTATAGCACGGATATCCTGCCACCGAACTAACCAGTAGTAATCATCGTCATCTTCGGCATCTGGCTTGGGAAATTTAGCAGCCAACCACGAATCGAAGAAGACGGTGTCTCCTACTGCTGTGTAAAAATGAGATTCCGGTGGTACTGCTAGCACAATGCCAATCTCTTGATACGTGCCGTGCTCGCTTGGCAGATAAGTCTTGTGCTTCAGCGGTTCAATGAGCAGATGACCGTTTATTGGAGTAATCATTAGATTTCAAATTTCACATCTTCATCTTTTTCGACCTTGGGCATTACTATTTTTGCCATTTTCTTTTCGGGAGATTGAATATCAGAAACTATGGGATGTATTACCCCACAAGCCGATCTAAATTCCAATCCTGTCGGTTTTTCGATAACCCGATACCCACTCATTGTCCACAAATTTTTAACTCGCTGGATAATGGTCATATTTTTATTATATCAGTTTCGTGTGGTATTGCCACCCCCCCCAGATTCCTTGCCTCTTTTTCCACTTCCCCAACTCCGCCACCTGCTTCGCCGTGCCCCAAATCCCATATTTCACATAAAACGCTTTCTCCTCTTTCGTCTTCCCTGCTGGCAATGACCCTTTCTTCCGATGATCGCCGGTTTTGCCTCTGGTTTCGACTTTTGAGATAGGCATGTTCTTATTCCCCTTGATTTTCTTTGGGTAGGAGGGATTGCAGAGCTTTTAGCCGTTCAAGTTCTTCTGTCAAATTCTCTGAATCAATCGCTATCTTAATCGCCTCCCTCGCCACAATTTCCCGCTCATCGGCACGGGCGTTATCAATAGTTGCATCAATATCAATCGGAGTATCATTATGATTCTTAACCATCAAATGGTTTTCAGCATATAATTTTGTAACTTCCTCCTTCCCTTTTTTGTAGGCGGCAGATTCGATGCGGGAGATCAATTCTCTGAGAACTAAATCTTTTTGACATTGGAAACAAGGACTGCCACAAGCTCCGCGTATATCATTCCCAGAACGTATATGAGTAAAATCTTTCAGTTCATTTTCCCAATCTCTATTCTCCTCCCTCAATCCACTGTCAATCGGCTTGCCAGAGGTCTCATGGAATATACGCGGGCGAGGAAGTGCACATCTCTGGCAGTATTCCGGCCGCGTGCCGCAGTAATGTAGTTTTTCGTGGCGATTTTGTTTTTGACATTTATGTACATCACCCATCTTTCCGTTATCACAACAACTTTTATCGAGCGGATTATTTTCGCAACGACAGTTCCTGTTACAACATTTACCATTGAGCCACGAATGGAAATGACCACAATCGCACTTTTTTTGATCTTCGTTCATACTCTTGTTATAGGGAGATTTTATTTATTCGGGGCGACTAATTATGATATAGCTTTCTATGCAACTTCATTTGACCCGCAGGAATCCATGCACAATTTCCAACAGTTCTCCAATTACATTCTAGGCATAATTCAGAATTAGATGGCACTCCCTTTGTCTCTGGCCAATATCCCAAATTTATAATCATTTTCCAGACAAGTTTTAAACGCTTCTTCATAGTATTTTATTTCTTATTAGTGGGGAGGGATTTGATGAGAATTTCGTCTAACCCACAATCACATTTCGGCGTTTTATCTATTGGTCGGGCTTCATACCATACGCCGTTATATTTATCTTCATAGCCCCCTTCCGTTGGTCGTCCACCTTCTAATTGCGAACGGATACACCAACTTCGATGCTCGACATAATCCCTAAACGCTTCAATCTGTTGGGTGGCGTACTTGGGGAACTGGGAACGGATGAATTCGGCAACTTCTTTTTCGTCCAAGACTTGTTCGTGCGGCGGATAGTCCAAAACATCACACAAACCACCATGCGTAAATAGCTTTTTAGCTTTCTCCTCAAACTCTTTCACAATCTCTTCTATATCGTGTTTCATGGGAGTGGGGTTATAACCATCACATCACTCGTTGCGTTTTTAGGACACCTCATTTCATATCCGATGTTTTCGGCCAAGTCGGTATCAGTTGTAACCGTCATGCCGTTTTTGAGAACGCAGGGGATCAGATCAAGAAATGGCTTTACCCGTGCCGCGCTCGAACTCTGGTTATATGCCTCCCAGTATTGCGTGTCGTACGCTTGTTGATTGTTCAAACCGGCGTTGTAGCCATCCTGGTATGTGGCATACACACCTAAGCCCAGCAGTACGATAAAAATTATCCAGATGATGATAGTTTTTTTCATAGTTAGAAGTTAATCAGCTTTTTTAGTTTCGCCATTTCGGATTCAAGGGCAGAAATGCGAGGTTCACAGGGACAAAGAGTCCGAGTGTCCGAAGAACCAAGTGTCTTAGTGCTACGAGAATCGCGGGAGAACAGCTGGCGACTATCGTCCCACTGACTCGAGTTCGAAGCATCGTAGGCATACACGCTCCAGCCAGCGTTGTCGCCGCACCAGTACGCGCTCACCAAGCGAGGAATGGCGTCCTTGTCTTTGCAGTACGCCAGCAACAACACGGAATGGTCGAGGGTTTTCAGAGTTGCATAGAGTTCCTCGATTGAGATTTCGCTTGGTTTCAACTCGGCCAAGATTTCTTGGCTCGTCATCACTCGCGGCAATTTTTGCGAGATGATCTTAGCTAGCTTCGCTTTTTTGTTAAATTTCATCGGAAAGAACCACGCTTGGAAATCAGATGATGTCCATGCGATAGGAGCTGTTGAGAATTTTTGTTTTGTCGTCATGGTTATTTCTTTTTGGTTAGCAAATTATTGTTTGTACCGTCGGGTCAGCAAGATATATCTCGGCGCACATTTGTGCTTGCATGACTTCCTGCCGCCATTGCACGATGTCGGATACGGACGTGGAAGAGGTGAAACCAAAACGTATACCGATTACCAGTTGCATGAGGGTTATGAGGGTTGCGGGGGTCATGGTTTTATTTCTCTTGTGATTTTTCGATTACAAACATCAGAGAATCTTCGGAATTGAACAATCGGTAGTATCCCCCTTGACACTTAGCGACTTGATAATCTACATGTTCTCGCTTCTCAACGAACGATCCCCATTTTTGCGAAACGACTTTCAGCTCGTCATCGGGCGCAATATACTTCAACGCCTGCTTTTCGTGGTCTGTTTCCGGCGTCATCATGATCTGCTTTGCACCTTCGGTGAAAACGATTGATATTTTCATGTTTTTGGTATTTTAGTTTGCCCATATTTCGACATAAACAGGGCTACAGGATCACGGGCTTTGCTGTCCGACTGCTTCAACTTTTTCATTTTCTTGCGCAAGTTTTTTAATTTTGTAATCGTAGTACAGATGCACACACTTTTTCGGTTCCGAGCCGCGGCGTTCGAGGCCACACTTCGCACAAACGAATTTTATTGGCTCAAATGCTTTTTCAAACATGATTATTTTTCTAGCTTTAATCTTTCGTACAATCCTTCGACTTTTTCCGTGGCCTCATCACTCAACCCGATCCGTTCAGGTGAACCTCGCAGTTTCATTCCTTCAAGCGTTGAGCCAGTCGAAACGTAATACTGGACAATATCATCCGCGGGCGACATTTCTCGGATTGCACTACGTTTGATGACTTTATTTTCCATGATGATGAAATCATTGCCATCGAGAATTGCTTTTTGAATCTGCCTGAATTTCGGTTCGTCAATCAAATCTTCCCAAGTTTCATATGCGCCTTCCGAAGTATAGTAATTTAATTTGAAATATCTCATGTGATTATTGCGGCTTTGGTTTTTGCGACTGTTTTATTTTTTTCCTGCTTATAAAATGCGAGTAATTTTCCTAGGTTTTCTTTGAGCTGTCTTGGGGTCGTGATTCTAGGGGCATATGGCTTGCTTATAATTTCTGGCAAAGCCAAAATCATGCCTCGACATTTTTCCGGCCCATAACGATCTAGGAGCCACTTCATTGCTTCGCGTTCCACGGGGCGTTTAAACAAATCGGCATAAGATGGGTTTATTTCCTCAAAGAGTTTGATAAATTCATTCACTTCCGCGCCAGCGGATACAGTCTTATTGTTTATGTCTACTGTAGTGTCTTCTTTGTTTCCGCCACTTTGGCTGATCTTACCCGCCACTTTTGGCGTATCTGATGGCTTATACCCGCCACTTTTGGCGTATCTCTTTTTTGCTTTATTAAGGGTAATTACCAATCCATAAGGGGTTCGTCGAACGCCTATATATCCATATTTTTTGAGGCATGAAATCCAACGGCTATAAGTGCGCTCGGATATTCCCAATTCTTCTGAAATATGTTGAAATTTTATCGGTTTTCCACCTAGAATTTTGCCCACTCCCTTGTCGTCAATACTCGTCATCTTGTCGAGGAAAAACATAAAAAGCCAAACTGCCTCTCCCATCGCTTTACGATGCTTAGGATCGAGTAAATTATTGGTTATTTCTATGTAAAATCCTTTCATGTTATTCGCAATCCCCTTTTCCCCAAGCGCAGTCTTTTTTGTGGGTCATGGTTTTATTTATTCAACGACAAGTCGTTGTCGAATTGCCTTTGATGTTTTAGTTTGAGGAGGTTTTGAGGTCTGCGGCGACTTTTTATTTAATAACTTCAAAGAAAACTTTTGTGTATTCTGTCATCCCTTGTTCGGCCGCAAGGATCAGGTGCATAACTATCTCCGGCGTGAATGGATATGATTTTCGGTTCTTTTGCCTGATTTCGTCCGTTATCTTCTTCCCGTATTGCGCTACCATATGGCCGTCATATCTTTGTTGGACATTCTTCGGCGCAGAATTCATGAATCCGCCATTACAGGGCTTGCACTGGAGATGAACGGCGTAAGGATGGAATAGGATGTAGTTGCCCCGTCCGGCGAGCCAGTGGCCTGCATCGCCGTTTCGCCAATGGATTTCCTTGCCACAGCTAAAGCAAAATCCCACGCCATTCTCATCGGTTCCCTCTTTGCGAACCATGATGGAGAATTTTGGCCAGAAATAATCTTTAAGTTGTTTGGTGATGTTAAGCATTTAATCGTGCATATTCAGCTTCTACTTCCTTTCGCGTTGCTAGATTCTGGCAATCCTTGCAATGCACTGGTGCAGGATTCTTTTCTGCGGTTGGAAAAGTGCTTATCTGCCACCCACATCCTAGAGTTTGGCAAAGGTAGATATACTTTTCATTGAATGTTTGATCTGGTTTTGCTGGTGTTGCTTTGTACATGATGGTGAATTTCTTGTGAGGGAGTTAGGAAGAAAAAAATCTGCATTTTATTTTTTTATGGTCGACCGGATTTTTTGGCATCCGAAGCAAACTTGGGTCAACGCATCGTGAAACGTGGAATAAATTGCCTGTTGCGTATGCTTACCTTCACACTCTTGGATATGTTTGCGCACATCTTCCATTTTCTCGATATATTCGTAGATAAAATTGATCATTTTTTCTTTATTTCTTTCCCAAATTTATCGCATTCAAACAAGACCTTTCCTTTTCGGAATGCGATTTTATAGGGATATGAGGGGCTATTTTTCCATTCATGCAAGTCTTCCAATGCTATTTCAATGGCGATATAACGATCTCCGATATTGTTTCGAAATTCATCGCAGAAATAAGGCCGCGAACAAGCATGGAACTTTCCCTCGCCGCATTCTTCACGATCGGGACTCCAATTTTTATGCGTTAAAGTCTTCCCTATTTTCCAGTGGGTTTCATTTGCAGTTTTCTCTCGTGTCTTAAAATCTTTTGAGACTTTTTTATACAGGATTACCTTTTTCGTCTGTTCAATGCAATTTCGTTCAAACCAACCCAAATCTTGGGTAGTTTGGATTATGGCGTATTTCGATTCTTTCTTGATATCTACTTTGATGGAGATAGGCAAAAAGGCCACTGAAAAACCATGAAGGATGACTTTTGCGGTATCCCAGAAGATTCTTACAATGCTATTTCCCCAAGCCTCGACCGAGCTATTTCCCCAAGCCACGACCGAGCTATTTTCCCGAGCCTCGACCGAGCTATTTCCCCAAGCCACGACCGAGCTATTTTCCCAAGCCACGACCGAGCTATTTCCCCAAGCCACGACCGAGCTATTTCCCCAAGCCTCGACCGAGCTATTTTCCCAAGCCTCGACCGAGCTATTTTCCCGAGCCACGACCGAGCTATTTCCCCAAGCCACGACCGAGCTATTTCCCCGACGTCCGATGATCACAATTCTTTCCTTGGTATCTTTGAGATAAATATAGGTATATACCTCAAATTTTTGAGGAAGTTCATCGAATTCTTTTTGAGTTTTTATGTATATTTCTGCCATAGTTAATAATTTACATCGCTATTTTTCTTTGCCACTCGCACCAATTCGTCAATCGTATAGATTTTCGCCTCTTGATTTTTCATCTCGACATATTCTTGTGTCGCTTCAATTTCTACTTCGGCCGCCGCGACGTTTTTCTTTTCCTGTGAGGTGAGAATTGATAACTTTTTCGCGGCGACCTTCTGTGCCAACCCATTGAATTTATGGGCTTCATCCTCACGCAACAGCGACAGATAAAAGGCGGCTTCAAGCCAAAGTTCACGATTGAGCGGTTTTCGCTCACCGACAATTTTTTTCAAGTCCCCTATTATCGTGTCTGCTGTGCGTGGTGTCATGGTTTAGAAAGGGATTTCTTCCGGCTTTATTTCTTCATCTTCAAGAGGAGGAATGTTAGACGCGTCCTCTCCCTCTTTCACGATCAAGGCATAGCCATTCTCGTCATCAATCCTCTTGAATCCTTCGGGAATGAGATAGAGTGCCGTTACTGCCTTGCCTGCTACCCGCATCTTTTCCGTTTCAACGGAAAGATACTGTCCTTGCCATGCTTTTGAATCCTCTCCAAAAGCTCGAACAAGGCCGTTGATTGTTGCACTGTTCAAAGATACATTGAGGGCTTCGCCCATGCCTTCAAACTGCACTTTCGCAACGTCCTGCGTCTTTGCAGAACCATCCTTATTCAAGAAAGTGCTGGGTTGGGGCTTGGTTTCGCTCACGATCTTCGCCCTGATGCCATTCTTGATTTCAGCCGCCTTTGCCCACTTACCGCCTACCGTGCTTCGTTCTTTGTAATTAGCCATGATTATTTATTGTTGATTAGTTTGTAGAGCACACTTGCCGCCTCAAACCCTTTCTTCATCGCCGCCGCATCATACTGATATTGCGGCTCAACTTTCTCTGCACCGAATGGAAAAACGATGTAACAATCGAATAATCCATCCAGCTTGTGAGCACTATCTGCTGGTATTTCAGCCATAGAATTACCGTTGTCATCGAACAATCCATTTTCGCTCACTTCGATGTCGTATCCTGCAATCTGGATGAATTGCGAGAGATACGCTTCTTTCGATGACTTGAAGTCAATGATTGCCAGCTTTCCATCGTTCAATTCGGCTATGCAATCGGTAATGCCACCAACCCAAAGCCGTTCGCTATAACAATGAGCTTCGGATGCGATAAAGCGTTTGACGTTTTTTATCGCCCAATCAGCAAAAATCTTGACTTGAGGACTTTCTGTTTCGTACTTCATTTTTTTATTCTGTAATACCTTTTGCTAATTGTTTTTCTGGTTACTGCATAAAATTCTCCGATAGCCTTAAACGTCATTCCCTGATCCCTCATCTTGATTATCTTTTTATTTTCAGAATTGGATATTTTATTTTGCCCGTCGAACTCCGAATGACACGGAACGCACAATACTTTCCAATCCCTTACATCTCGAAGATATTTTCCGCTTATGTTCGCTCGATGCAATTTTCCTTTCGCCCCGCACGACGAACATTCTTTTGCGGAAAGATAACGTCTTATCCACATATGAATTCCCGAATACCTTATCTTTTTCTTTTGCCGTTCCTTTTTTTCCCTTCCTTTTATCGCCAAACCGGCGCATGTCCTAGAACAGTATCTTGCTTCTTTTTCCCTGAAGGGGAAGACCCAAAAATCGTTTCCACACTTACATCTACGCCACTTCCCACGCCTATTGGCATTACCTATGTTTTCCTTCCATTTCTTAGTCCTTTTGGGTATTCTCCTGCCAATTGAATCTAATCTCATACTTCTAAAGGTACACCATTATTATCCTTAATGCAAGCGATAATAAAATTGGACAAATCGAGGTGCATATCCGAACCCTTATCCGCTGCCTTATCGAGCTTCACGGAATGAGCCTTGTACGCTTTGTCGAGGAGTTTCACAAAACTCTCCGGCTCCATAGCTTTCAATTCAAGTAAATGGACTCCCGCACTTTCCAAACGCTGTTTTTTATTCTCCTCAATTTCTTCTTTTGTTGGCTTCGGCTTACTATATGCTGTGAGTTCTTTGACCCATCCCAATTCTGCAACTGCAAGCCCCGATGCCCACCATGTTAATGGCTTCGCAATCACGCTAACGACAGTGGATGTACCAAGAAGCGGCTTGCCATCCAATTCGTGAAGATGCTCTCCTTTTGAATCGTAGTATTGGTATCTCATGCGTTTAGTTCTTCGATAGCCATTTCGTCGCCGACACCGATAATATTGTCTAATTCTTCGGTTTCACCCCTCAAATCAATCGGCTCGATGCCAACCGATGAGAGAATGCCGTCTACTATTTTTTTTGTGTTTGTCATAATTCGTTGTATCCCCTCCCCTCTCGCGGATAGAAGCGATTTGCTTCATTGATGGCTCTATGGAGAGAAATTAGGATAAGTTACGAATAATCTTGCCTGTTTCCTAGCGTTACATCTTCTGCATAACGGTTGGATATTCTCGATATTGTGAGAACCGCCTTTGCTTAATGGGATTATATGATCTTCAGTTAATCTAATTTCTGGTTCAGATTTTAGACATGATGGGCATTTGAAGTTATATTGCGCTTTCAAATTTTCCCATTCTCCCAAAGTATGATTGCCATTTGCACCAAGTTCTCTAATTCGACGAACTCTAGCTTGATGAATGAAATACTCTCGATTTGTAGCAAACTTTTTCTTATACCATTTGTCGTGCTGTTCTTTGAATTTATCTGGATGCAATACTCTCCACTTTTTAGAGTTCAAAGATTTTTGGCGACGGTGTAGTTTGTTATAAACCTTGTCGTACTCACTTTTTCGTTTTTTATTCCTCCACTGTTTCATTTCTCTTCATAGAACCATCTTATTCCTCTCAAGGCGGTGTCTCCCAGCCAGATTCGCTAGGCAAGCGGGAGAGCGACTCCTCACCTGCTTACCTAACGAACCTAACCGAGAGAACCTATTGCATGATTCGCTGGTAAGAGCCAAATACGTTCGGGATAATTTTTCACCTCGGATGCCTCCGACGCATTTCTTCCCCATAACTGGCTCATATCAGCGAACCATGCTCCTTTCGGAACCCATTTGAGGACTTGTCCGCGAGAGGAGAGGATTGTTAATTTTTAATCTGCTACGATGCACATCACCATTCCCACTCCGAGTAACAAAACTACCGAAATAATTTCTCCTAGTCCCAGAAAAACATTCCAAAAGAAATAATGATTTTGCTTCCACCACAAATCACTAATCACTTGTATAGTTGAAGAATTATCATCTTCTTCCTGCGCGGTTATCTGGCTGATAGCCTGCTGATATGCCATCGTCGTAGAATCCTGTCCAACAAACGCGTGCATTCTCGTCTGAAGTGAAAGGATTGCATCGAAGTTTTGCTGATAGCTATTGTCTGGCGTCGGGAAGAATATCGCATCATTTCCAGACAAATTCGCTGCCTGTACTGCTGAAACAAACTGATCGAGATATTGCGACTTCACATCCAGTGAAGATGCCTTTACCGACAAATTCCAATAACTTCCAATGGTATTGTCGTAAACATAATTATCTCGAACTAAATCTATTACCATCCACGTGCCGAATATCACACCGGCGACCATCAATAGGATTCCTGATGTTTTCATTTTATTTTTGGATTGTTCCACCGGCCAGTGTTACCGCTAACCGGCAGAACAATGTAACCCTGTTTTTACTTCGACTTTAATTTTTTTATTTTCACCGCACCATTCACCTTCGACGCCGCCCAAGCGCGTAAGATTCCCGTGAGGCGAGAACTGACATACTCGGCTTTGTCGTACTGGCCTGACTTCAAACAGATGTCCATGAGGTGCGTTGCATTCCGTAGGATTCTCGCTCGATTTTTAGTTGTGGAGTCTGTAGTCATTGCAATCTTTTACCGCACCGCGCACATTTCACGTCTACATATCCATCTTCCTCGCCTGAAAAGTCATTGGTGCTTTCCACATGGCCTTCTTCCGCGCAAACTTCTTCAAGGGCTTGCTGTCGTCCTGCCTCGAATGCGAGATGGACTATCGTATCTTCTTTTCCAAGTGTTTGTTGCATGTTATTTCCAATTTCTGAACTTTATCCGGCAATTTTCGAGGAACAGGACGATCCATCCGTTCTCCTGTCGTACTTCGAGAATCTTGCCGATATCCATGTCCTCGAAGTCTTTGATTGACCAATCGTTTTTCGTTTGTGTCATTTCAAGAGGTGAACACCCAAGAGAACGACAACGGCCAACACGGTAAGGAATCCAAGTACCTTTTGTTTCCTATTGCCTCGCACTATGAGGTGATGCTCGGCGAGGAGGTCTTCTACTGTTTCGTTCATGGTATTATTAGGTTTATATTTTCGACCTTTGAATCTATTTTATCATAATTAGTTAATCTTACGCAAGCGAGTTACGCACAGGCAATTTAGCCCTTATTTTACGGGCTTTTTTCGCTATTCTCGCTTCTACCATCATTTTTGCATGTGCGCTTCTTTGTGCTTGCGTGGTTTTATTCCACCGGATACTTACCAACATTTGTGCCGCTAAATTTTTTTCGTTCATAGTTATAATGTTCCTTTCAAAACCATTTTTAAATCGTTTTCCAATTCCGCATCACCACCATTTTCCTCTCGGTGATATTTCAGAGCTTTAATGATTAGCTTCACCTCATCGGGACTCAATAAAATTCTAAGCCCCTGTCTCCGTTGTATAGGTTCAAAGATTCCCTTGATTATTTCATGGCAACAATCATCACAATAATAAGGATTTTTTCTTTCACGTTCCTTAATTTTTCCGCACTTCTCGCAAAGATTTTTATTTTTCTTCATGTTCATTATTGTATTCCTATCTTACGTAGAAGTCAATACCTCAAGAGATTGTCAAAGTAACGAAAAGTGTCCTACTGCGTTTACTATTATGATATATGTAAAGAGCCGCCCGGCCGTTTATGGCATACTGCTTCCCAAAGGAGCCTCGGGGTGGCTTTTTATTTGCAAAAGAACGGGCCGCTTAGCATTGCTTGCGGCCCATATGACTCCCGATCTGACGCCGGGATATCCAGTGATGCGAACGGTAGATTACTCGACCACCCCCCTTTGAACGTAACACATCTCACGGCTGAACAAGTCGAGTTGGACGGCTGTGCGGACTCGGCAGTTCAGCTTCTCGACTTGCTGAGCTTCCACTTTTCCCTTCGGATTTTTGCCGCACGAATGGCAGCGTGTCGTGTCCGCCAAAGCGAGAGCGATGTGGCATTGACTGCAGTATCGTTTTTCCATTTCATTGATATCTCCCTAAAAGAATGTATCCAAGAATGAAGACTGCCACGGCGGAGAGGATATACTCCGTCATGCTTCACCGTCGGGTTCAATCCCGATAGCCCTTTCAAACGCCCTGTCTTCGGCTGTTATCATCGGAGCTTTGAGCAGGAGCGGCGGCCGGACCGGCTTTATTTTGCGACTGCTCGCTTCGTCTAGTTCGTGGGCAAGCCACGCAATATGCGAAGCGAAGTTTTTATTTTCAAGCGTTGTTTTGCACTTCGGGCAGGTCGCATGGAATAGGAACTCGCCATCTGCCGCGAACCACACGTTTATATCAACTCCCAACAGATTACATCGAGGGCAAAGCATCGTCATCGGATGCCACAACATACTCATCGCATTTCTCCTTTCGTATTAAGTTTGAAAAAAGCTGGTGAAGGCGTCCCCTTACGGAGCAGACTGGTAAGCCCTTTTATGCGCCCTCAGCGGAGGCCATGTGGGAATCACTAGTAGAAGTCCCACACATCCTCCCCTGAAAGCACTTACTGCCCTGACACTGGCTTACCGAGCGTAGCCGATGACTGTGCCGCACCCACGACTTCCTGCTTATGGAAGTAGGTCGCCGAGATGAAACTAAGAACGCTTACGCCTGTCCCGATCCAAGCTACATTCGGGAACTGGGCATACAAAGAAGTGAAAACCGCCGAGAGAACCAAAACGACTGATGACCAAAACGTCGGAGACTTGAAGAACGAGAAATTGAAATTTGTCATTTATTTGTTGATTATTAGCGACCTTTACAACAGATTTTTTATCTGGGTATTCTGATTGCAATTGGTGAGATGCTTGAGCAAAACCGCGACATAGTCATCCCATTCCTGTTGTGTTAGCGGATCACCGTATTCTTTTGCGAACTGGGATATATTGCAGGGTTTCGGATAGCCAAGAAGCTGATTATTAGCGACATCGGTGCAGATTTGAGCAATCGCTTTTTCTCCTGTTGCCATATCAGGAAAAATAGCTAAATTATTTTCGCCATATCCAGTAACGCCTAAACTCGCTTGGTATTTGTTTCCTATCTTGCCTCGGATATCGCCAGGATTGTTATATTTCATTCCGCCTTGGGTTCCATGCCCTTCCGCGTCAATAACTCCAGCGACAAGGTTTTGAATCTGGGAAACGGGTGGATATACTCCATCACTTTGAGTATTCAGCAGATCAGCCATTCGTACCCAGTAAGCAGACATTGTGCCGAGCCATTTTGTGAGGGCATTATTTGAATTGAATGGAATGAAGCACGGATAGCCCTCGACATAGCCATTGATGATGCTCCTCGGAAAGCCATAATGCCCCTGTACGCTCCCGGGCGCGTCCACGCCCCACGAACCCTGATTGTCCTCAATATCAGCTCCAAAGGCCAGATTATCGCCCCCAAACATCGTCAGGTGGCCTCCCAAGGCATTCAGAGGAGTTCCTTCCGGCACTATGCCATTCACCGTATTGTTCCAGCTCGAGTACCAGATGAAGCCTACGGCGCACGGGGATTGGAACTGGATGATTGCGGCATTCATGCTGTCTTTCATGTCTTTGCCGTTATTGGGATAAATCCAAAGGATTGCATCGGCAGTTTCCCTTATGCCATTGGTAACTTCGCCAGTTTTTATTTTCCAGCCTGGATCCACAGCAACCGAAGCGGCCGTTTGTGCATCTACGCCGTCCGGATCATTCTCATAAGCCATTTCATCTGTCCAATACTGATCAGTGTCATAAACCTTTCCTGTAATCGCGGCGCGCAAAGCGCACATGCAAAAAGCGGTACAGCGATCGAGTGATCCCTGATCCAAAACTGGCGAAGTAAACAAAGTCTTTGCTGTTCCAACCGCACCCAACTTGGTTAGTCTCTTTCGCAAGAGATGGTTGAAAAAGTTGCTCCGATGGAGCCAAGTATGTTTCTTATATGGTTTTGAGAAGATTCTATCCATGTTTTGAGAGATTCTGTTCATTTCATTGTTGATAGCCACATTATTAGTTTGATAATCGCATAGACAGCCGTCGCAACCCCCCCGATATATAAAATAATCTTCCCCGTTTCGTAGAGCCAGTTCCTCGTGGTGTCCCATGGCTTCAAACTGTTCCTAAAATCTTCCATATTCTTATCCTGTTCGGTGAGATGAATCGCTATCTTGTCGATTTTTCCGTTCACGGTAACTTTAACCGCGTCTTCGATCTTGGTTGCGATAAATTTGGCAGTAGGCAAAAGTTTAATTGCGTCCTCGATCTTCCCAAATCGGACATTGTCATCTTTTTCGTGCCGCCCCTGCCACGCGGAAATCTCGCGCAAAACCTTATTTGATTTTGTGTGGGATTTCTTTAGATTTTGGAGATCTTTTTCAATCATAGTTACTGGGATTCGGTTAAGTTCGGGTTAGCGAGCGACGTGATATCTATTGGTTGTCCCGAACTAGCAACATTTTGAACATCTTTGATTTCGCTATTTACCGTATCCAGCTGTGCTTGCAGTGAGGCAATTTGGCCTGTAAGGGCTTGTGATTGGGCTTGCAGGTTGGACAGGGACACGGGAGTAACTGTTTGGGTGACTTGCTCCACCGCTCCATTCAAGTTGAGCTGTAGGGTTACGCTCTGCAATGGCGCGGCCTGATTGTTGAGATGCGGAACAAAAGAAGCTAAGGCGATTGTGGCTACCGAAAAGAATACGAGCGCTAACACCGAGGTGATGAGGATTTTTTTATTCATATTTTTATTTTATAAAGAGTTACAATTTCCACTGGTGAGCAGGTTGGCTATGGTTATATATCCCAATTTTCCGGTTGAGGTATAACAAGCAATGGCGGTACTTGCTCCCGTCCCATAATGGGGCGCGGCCTTTTCGTCGGTGATATCGCCATTCACATCAAGCGCCGTTGCTGGCGTTGAAGTATTTATTCCCAAGCTAGTCCCTGTTGCATTCCATAATGCAGACCCATTCAACGCTAATAAGGTATCCGTAGCATCGGGGACGATAATCGTCCTATTTGCCGTTACTTCACTCGTATCAAATCCCACCTGATTACGCGTATCAGCGTCTTCTATGACAAATTGTCCCTCTTTATCATCGGCTATCGTGTAATCAATGGTAAGCCCGCTCCCCGTGCCATAGGTTGTGGAAGCATCCGTGGCCGCGACATAATCAGTGCCGGCCGAAGCGGGGTCTATGGCGGTCACTTGGCCAGAACTGATACCAGTAACTATGAAATAGGCATCGTCATTGCCGCCAGAGAGGGCAACTTCATCACCAAGCACATAGCCGCTCCCTGCGTTGTTTATAGCGAATGTATTCGGTGTACCGGTAGCATTTTGTGAATTTGCTCCTGGCTTTGCGAGTACGTTCCCGCCGAATGCACCTCCGCCTCCTCCGTAGGAATCGACATTGCCACCTGATAATGGGCCGCCCCCTCCATATTGATTGGCTGAACCTGGATAGCCAGAACTATTCGCGCCCCCTGCGGCACTATTAACGCTTCCTCCTTGCGTAAATCCTGTATTTTGGGCATCTAAATTGATCGTCCCTCCCTGTCCGTAGACGTTGGTGACGGGGGTGCTGGCTGATGGCTGAATTGAGAATCCAGGGTCAGAGTAATAGAAATTATTATTGCTTGTCCCGTCAAAGATGAAATTTGCGCTTCCCGCACTCTTGATGGCAACTTCTGCATTGGAAAAATCACCACACCCACCGATTTCCAGATGGCCATAGATATCAAAACAATCAACCGTGCTTGAGCCAATATATAAGTTGACCAGATTCCGTAAAGCGATTGCCCCAAAAAGAAACTGATTCTTTGGCACTGTTAATGAAAGTTGTGCTTGCGGGGTACTCGTACCGATGCCGACACCATCAATGCCTGAATACAGTAAAGGGTTTCCATTATTGTCATACGTCCCAAAAACCTGCGCGGGAAGTTGCTGGACAGTAACATTGGTGATATGGCCTACGAAAGTCGAGGTAGCAGTTATAATAATTTCGTTTTGCGTGTTTCCCGTGGTGTAATCAATGAAAGACACGCTACCCGCATTATAGGCAAAGGTATGGCTACTGCCCGAAGAGCCAAGCTGGATGGCAAGCGAACCAGCAGAGCCGCCGATGGTCGCCGTCACCTTATATAAGTAAGGATTTGAAATAGCAATCGTCTGTGAAAGCGTCAGGGCACTTGCAGGGGAGATGCTGTCCACGGTGAATGTCGCTCCCATGCCTGAACCATAGAGAACGCCGTAGGTCGAGCCGACATTATAACCAACCCCTTCTTCTCCTGGCCCATCAAGATTCCATCCGGTGATAGCGCCACTTCCATCTACGGTATTTATATCTATCCCCGCATTGCCGTCCCCGCCATCTAAGCCGACGACATCTCCATTGGCATATCCCGTCCCCGCATTCACCAGTGTTGCCGTAAGTGGCGCTCCGGAGGTCGGATAAGTAAAGTTCTCCTGGTTGGTTCCATTAGTCCAACCGCTTCCCACAGTCCAATCGCTATCACTTGAAAAATTGCTTTGGGATACTAAATTCGAGCCAAGTGGCGTGAGAGGTTGCGTGATAACGACCGCACCTGTTGAAGATGATTGGACAGTAGAAGAAGAACCGAGAGAACCAGATGCTCCATAATAAGGAAAATAAGATGGCGTACCGGTTGCTGAACCGCCGCCGCCGGAACAGCCACCCTCAATTCCTTTGCAGGAGATAATCCAGTTAGGACTGAGGGGCGAAAGATATGCTTGAGTTGTCGAGGGTACGAAACTATCCGTCGGCGTGAGCAAAAGATAATTCGGTGATGCGGCAGTGCAAATCTGGGCTATGCAGAGTCCTAAGATTATTGATGAGATTGTAAAGATTTTTTTCATGTGTATATCGAATAACTTACGCCATCCCCTGCGTTTGCAACGGCGAGATAGAGCAAAGAGGCATCTACTACATCAAATCGTTGTGAAGCTCCCTGAACCAACTGCTCGCCTAATCCTACTTTTCCTCCAGTTATCGGTTCTGCTTTTGCGTTCGCATCTCCTATGGCCACGGTGTTTCCATTCGTGTTATAGGCATATACGACTACCCAACGACATGGCGTGGAAGTATTGATGAGCTTCGCCGCCACCGTGGTAAATTCATTTGTCTGCATTCCTGTGAGCGTGTTGAAAGCACACATCGGCAACGGCACGAAATTATCCTCGCGTGGGACGTTAGTAGGTTTCAGATTCATGGATGTCGTATTTCTTTTCCCATTCCTCCTGTTTCTTTCCTTGCAGTTTTTCCTTGCACGGCACTTTTACCCATGGGAACCAAGTTTTCCACGGAAGGTTTAGGGGGCAGACGAAAAACCTATTATCTCTGTTTTCCCGTAACAGGACCTCATCGCTCATCTCAAAAAGGACATGATGCTTGCCGCAAGACCAGAGAAACCCATTGAAATTCTTTTGTTCATCAACGTTAAAATTCTGCGCGATAAAATCTTTTATCGTCACGGGTGAGAATTCAGGCGTGAGGTCGAATGGGGAGTATTTTTTCATGGGATCACAATTATTTTCCTTCTACAGGATGTTATATCCACCATTGTTTGCCCCAATCCCCCATTGTAGAGATCGGATATTTCTTGGCTGGAAAGTGCTTTTGACCAAAGCCCTATTTCATCCATTGCGCCGTTATAGAAGAAGTTATTGCCAGAACGATTTCCAAAGTAAAGATTTGTTGAAAAATCGGTAAAAGTTACCATACCAGAAGCACCCTGAGAAACATCGTTGATATAAAGAGTTACCGCAGTTCCCGATCTAATAAAAACAAGATTTGACCAACTAGAAGTGGAAAGTGTAACCGACCACGATGGCCAACTATCGGAATTTTTTGAAGCAAATATGATAGTTTGAGTTCCGCTGGGATTATAAAGACCGATGCCATATCCATTGGTTCCATTTGTGTTGTCACGTTTATCAATAAGATTGTTCAAATTTCCCGTGCTTGGAAGAGAATTCGGTTTTACCCAAAAACTCCAAGACATCGTGGAAGGAGTGAGGTCTGAATTTTGAGCTATAGCGATACCACTGGATGAACCGTTAAAACCTGCTCCCTCTCCCACGATTCCATTACCAGTTGAATAGGTAATAGTTGTATCCACTCCATTATTCGTTCCGACATAATCGTTGGAATTACCTTGCATATTCCAGTAGGAAACCAAGTCTGTAGTAAGGGTTCCTCCAGATAATGTATTCACTTGGAACTGTTTACCCAACGTACACGCATAAACTGGTGTCGCACTTATAAACAGTATTGATAGAAATAAAAGAAATATTTTTTTCATTTCCAAAATTTTTCACCATGCCAACAGGAAGCATCGGCAGTAAATATATTTTTTATAATTGCGATGAATTTTTTGATCATAATATCAGTACTCAATTTGAACAGTTGCTCCGGTTGAACTTGCGGCGGACATGACAAGCCGAACTATCGCACCAACACCGATTGTTGTAGAACCATTTGGCGTCAAAACAGTCGTCGTAGCGATATTCGTACAAGTTTGTCCCGAAGTGAATGCGCTCGAGGATGCCGATGTCCGCGTACCACCCCAAACGATATTGAAGGTAAAGGTGTTGCCGGAAGCATTATCATTGATACACTCCACCCTTTGGAGCGTCGTCGTTGCGGGCATATCAATGTTGAACGGGATGTCATCGGTTGAAGATGGCGCGTAGTCATAGATTGTTTTAGAGGTGGTGGCAATCGAGGGAAGAGGGGCGGCGATATAGATTGTTCCCGTAGCTGAAACCGCTATTCCTGTCCCCGTTTGGAAAGTACCCGAGGCAATGCCACCGATAGAGATGCTGGATGTTGTGATAAATCCAGAAGTATTTACGAAATTGATGACGCCATTCGATCCTACATTTATGTCGGTTCCCGACGAGTAGGCGAGAAGATTCAAAAAGAGCTGTGCCGTCGTCGTGGTGATGGTGGACTGGGACGAAGTGCCAATGATAGTGAACGTAAATGTCGGGCCTTGGACACCATTTATAGTCGTTGTTGCTCCCGTCGGATTCGCATATTGATAGGTTAAAAATGGCGATGTAGAGGCTACTTGGAGATACTGCCCTACTGCCGTGCTTGAAGCCGTGCCTATTCCGGTGCATCCTTGATAGCCGGCGCACACCACGGCAGAAGCCGAATCAACAGCCAAGAGAGAGCCGACAACCGCGCCCGCGATAATCAAAAGGGATAGAAATTTCTTCATATTTCAAGGGTAGCAAGGGTTTCGGAATGTACAATTTGCGTGGATATAAGTTAGGGGTTGCAATAAAATGGGAAGTATGCTTGTATTATGGGTATAAGGTCGCGCGGCAACGTGGCTATAAACAAGCTCCGTGTTGCCGCATGGAGCTTTTTTATAAACCTAATAAATCAATAATATGTCAATAGCACAAATCATCTCTTTAGTGTTTTCCCTGAAAGCACAATTAGCCGTTCTACAGAATGAGCTTTTGAGCTTGCAGAACGCCAGCACATCAGCGCAAGTAAGTTCAACGCCAGTAGGATTCGTTCCTTGGACGCCAAGTTCCACATGGCAACAGCCAAGTTCAAATATGCCCTTGGGTGCGGCAGAACCGACGAGTATGCCTGCAGAAACTATGGGAAGCATCCAGTTGTCTGGTAATGGAAGCACTCTTTCGGATGGGATAGAAGTTTTCCCTACAGGAGAAATGCTAGGGGGAGGAACATGTATCGTGATTTTAGATCAAAGTGGCAATCCGATAACTGATGCCTCTGCGACAATTACGACCGATAGTTTGACAAACACCCAGCAAGCAAATGGCCGGTGGACAGCAATTGGCTCTTATGATGTGAATAATCAAGTAACGCAAGTTACCGATTTTTCAACACCTAATTTTCCAAACTGTTCTTACATTGCATCAGTAAATTCAAAAGGCACTGATACGTTTGCATCTGCGCCAGGCTATCATTTCTTGTATGCGCCCCCTAGCGATGGGTCACATGATATCATTGTTTCAGCCCTAGGTTCAACACAGTCGGTTACGATTGAATCAACATCTTCGGGACAATAGAAATGGAAACGTTTGCAGGAATCTGTGGTGCGGGAGTGATGATAGGAGTAATACTATTCGCTCCTGAAATTGCATTGCCTGTAGCCATCCTCTTTATCTTAGGTTTCGTAGGGATTAAAGTTTGGCAGTATTACTCCTAAGCGAAACAAGCCCTTTTTTGCCGGAAGGTTGTTTTATATCTACAAGCCCTTTTTGGGGTTTTGTAGTTTTTTTAGGTGGCGTGATATCACGCATATCTTTTTTGACTATTTTAACTAAACCCTCTTTTGTGGTGGGCTTTTTGGCTTCATCTTTCGGCACGTTCACGCCTCTCTTTTTCAACGCCGCCATGAGGTCATTGTACGCTTTTGGTTTAGTATCCCGTAAAGTATTCAACGCCGTCTTCATACCCTTTGTCTCAAAAATGTTATTGCCAAAGTGATTGGTAATTTTGTCGTTCAGTTTTTCCCCCACCATGCCACCGATGATTGCACCAACAGGACCGCCTAATTTGTCACCGATATAAATTTCAGCCGCCCTCGCGCCTTGCCGCAAAAACGACTCCCACATCCCCTTATTTTTAGGCAATTTTTTACCCTGCACATACTTCTTTAGGTTCTTTGCGTTCGTAAGATCACGCGACATTTTCGTCAATTTGTCGTACAGAGGCTTGTCTTCCTCCTTGATCCGTCCACGAATACTCTCCCCGTAAGCATGGGCTAATGCTTTATGAGCAAGCATTTCTGCGTTTGGTTTAGGATTAGAATAACTTGCCTTTGATGCCAGATGATGAGTTTTTTGAGCGGCACGTCGTTCTTTGTCGGTCATTTTTCCTCTCCCTCCGGAATCAGCCTTTAATTCTCTTTGCACTATATCAGCCGCTTTATTTCTATCATCTTTGGTGTTAATTCTGTCTCCTTCGATAAAACTACCCGCACGATTAGAATCTCCCAGAGTAGAAACCGGTACACTTGAATTTTCTTGTGCGTCAATAAGATTATCTTTTCCTTCTTCGACGGCTCCTTCGACTTGTTGTCGTTTTTCCTCATTAAACGATGCACGTCCATTCCCGTCGTCTTCTATAAGTCCGAATTGCGAAGCCGTATTTACAGAATCCTTGCCCGCCGGAGTATTTGCATAATTTGAAGCTGGCTGATTCCCCTGCATGATTTGGCTAACACCATTTTTCAATGTTGCCGATGCCGCAAGAGCCGCTAAAGATTCCGCATCGGGTTGAGTGGTCTGGGCGGGTTGAGCAGGTTCTCCGGCGTTCACTTGTGCTTTCGCGGGTTCGGCTTGGTTTTGGTCGTTTATTGGTGCGGGTTGGTCAGCGGGAGCGGATGTAGAAGACGTGTCAGTCGGAGGGGGCGTTGAATTGCCACCACCAGCGATATCCTGTACTACGCCTTGTGCTACGCCCGTTACTGCCCCTCCCACTGCTCCCACCACGCCTCCCCCTAGTGGATCAACGGCTTCCCCTCCCACTGCTCCAATTCCTGCGTCCACGGCGGCATCAGTGAGGGGTTTTGAAACATAAGGAGAAATTAAAGACCACAAACTCCCTAATCCAGCGAGACCTAATCCTGCCACTTCTTCTGCGGGATTAAGGGATGAACCTGAAGAAGAACTTGAAGGCGCACTGCTTGCGGCATCGGCGGTGTTTATCCCTGTTGCTTGATTAAAATACTTCTCTACTTCATTCACATAATTCTGAGTACTGCCATAGGTGTTGTTCGCTCCATAGGTTGGATCAATATACGCATCGGGATTTCCCGCGTTCCATGCACTCGCAATCTGAGCAGGGGTTAATTTCCCCAATTCGGGATAAGCTGGATCGCCTGTCGTACCCCATTCATTTATGATGCTATAAGCAATTTCGTTTTGTTGTTGAGGGGTAAGTTGCTGTCCTGGCGTATATTGTACTCCCGCTTTCGGTGCATATTCTTCTAAAAATGCAGGAGTCATTTGAAACGCACCAGTTGAGTTTGCATTATCTCCCGTACTATCTCCCGCATTATAATCTCCACCCGATTCAGCCATTCCGATTGATTTTGTAAGAGCCAAAACACCAGGATCAAGAGATTGACCTTGCGATTGAGTCTGCGCGATGGGTTGGGGCTGTGTCTGGGCTACCGGCTGTGGTTGCGTCTGCGCCCCGCCCTGAATTGTTGGGGTGGCGTTTGGTTCCATGATTATTGATAACCGCTAAAGATACTTCCCGATAATGCACTCGGAGGATTCGTCCCGCCAGGGACAGATGTTACGGAAGAACCGCCAGATACTGTTCCACCCCCTGCCGCACCCGAAGCACGGTTGTTGTAGGTAGATTGAGCTTCTGCGGTAAGTTGAGCGAGGACTTGTGATATCGTCTGATTATTAGCCGATCCATTCACCAATGATTGTTGAAGCAGTCGAGAAGCGTCCGTTACTGTCCCGCCCGGCGCGAGAAGGGGAGCCATCTGTGTCGCAAAGGTAGTGAGATAATTTCCAAGAGTCTGGTACTGCGCACTATTCGCGCCACTGTACTGACCCGCCGCCCATTGGCTCGCAAGGTTCCCAAGATTCAAGGAGCTTGAATTAAGACTTGGATTTGCCGCGAGATAACTGGTTATGTTTGCCGCCGCACCATTTCCCGCATCGAGTGCCTGTTGAAGCGGGATAAGAGCCGCACCAGCCGCTTGTGCGCCCTGAAGTTGACCCACATGAACCAAAGCCGCTTGAGCAGATGTGCCAGCAGTCCCTGCACTGTTCGCCGCAAGAGGACTATAGGTATTCGTAAGTGGATTATACGATTGCGTTGCCGGATTCTGGCCAGGTTGTGGAGCCGCCAATGTTCCCGCGGCGTTAAGACCGCTCTGTTGCGTGCCTTGCTGTGCGGTTGCGGCCGCCGCTTGTGCCTGAGAAGCAGTAAGTTCAGTCGCAATCGGAGCTTCCATCCCTGCTAGTGTATTTTGAATTTGACCTGATTCTCCCGTGGCTCCTTGCAAAGAAATACCAGGCGTATTATTTACACTACCCTGTGCTTGTGCGGCTTGCCCTTGGAGGGTGGCAAGTTGCTGTTTTTCTTGCGCCGCCGCAGTTTGAGCCGCTGTATAATCCGCCGATGGTTGCGAAGCAGTAGAAGCTAAAGAACCTACGAGTCCGGGGAATGTAGGAGCGGAAGAGGTGTAGGGATTCTGGTTTTGTGAAGATGCAGGGTTTGTTGAAGGAGAATAATTTGAACTTACCAGAGGGGGCGTTCCCGTTGATTGCGTGTTGCCCGAAGCAGGTGCGGTGTATTCCTGTCCTGCATTATTCAATAATTGTCCATTGGCGGAAAATTGATATCCTGCAGGCATACTGGTAAGACCATACTTGGCTAGATTTTGTTGATTCTGTGTAGTTGCGGGAGCAGTTCCATTATTCGCCCCACTCGCAAAAGTAGGAGTAATTCCTCCATTCGGATCGGTAAATCCCGTAACGCTGGGTGATGATGCGGGCTGACTTCCTATGCCTAAAGTTCCCGCGCTCGCACTGCCACCCAATACCAATCCCTGTTGGGGAGAACGAATAGGACTTGAACCGGTTTGAGTATTCAGGTTTTGTGAGCCAAGAAAAGGAGACAAAGGAACCAATCCTTTTGTCCCTGTCGCCGTTACGGTGTTATTCATTCCTGCCATTTCTTTAGTGTATAAGTTTATTTATTAAGTACAATTTAAGTGGATTACTGATTCGAAGATGGGCTAAATAAAAATAAATTGGGATTCCTTTGCACGGGTGATTGGCTCAAATCAACATTCACCTGTTTCGTACTAAGATATGCTTTCATCAATTCTAATTTATTTTGCAGTATCGTATTGAACGCTCCAAATTTATCAGTATCTTTCACAATGGAAGTGAAGTATATCGTCAAAACCCAATAAGCGATAATATCGTGGAAATCCCCTTGAAGGAATGGGTATTGTCCAAGCGTGAAACTTACCCCATTCGTTGCCGGTGCATAGACGAGAGGTTTCAATAGAGCCAACGTATTGTTTCCCGTGAACATTTGGACTTGATAATAGAGTCCATCACCGCCAGGTTGTGGAATAGTGATAAACAGATTTTGGTTCGTTATGTCTATATTTTGCGGATAGGTACTAAACGGAGTAGCCGATGTCGTTATGAGATTCGATCCCGCCGCGGCTCCGCTTGTTGCAATCGTTCCCGTAATGTCAGCAAAATTCATGTCGGCAATGTTAATCTGGCAATAGATCGTGATGACGTTTCCCGTATTCGAAGGAATCGGCCAGAACTGAATTTTGTTGTCATAGATAAAGAAATATGCAGGGATGGATGAGGTGTAGGGTAGGGCGTTTAGTTTAGTCCATTCCGTGACGGATTCAACGGGATAAGGAGTATAAACAAGTTGCCCGATCGTGATTGTGGCGTTCTTTATTTTCGACACGTTCGCCCCTAGGGGATACGACTGAACACCTACGCATGAGATTGTCGTGTTCGTAGGAATAACGTTGACGTACGACTGGACTGCTTCTGCCAATCCCCCGCTCCAACTGATGGCGGTTGAATTTTGAGTGAAGGTGATGGTAGCCGTTGAGCCATCCGAGAAAGAAGCCAAGGATGTCTGCGTTGCGGTAGGCCATGCAGTCTGAAGCGTAGCCGAAGTCGCACCGCTTGGGATTGCGGCGGTTGTTAAAAACTGTTGTCCGGCAAGTCCCGATATCCAAGTGATTTTCGTGGAATTCTGAAAAAAGTTTACTGGTCGTTGTTCGCCGTCTGAAAAAACAACGAGTTGGGAACAAGTGGCATACGGCCATGTCGCGCTCAAGGTCGCCGAAGTAGCACCTACGACAGGCGTTGTGGTCAGTGATAAGGTTTCCGGCCCGATAGTCGTGATGGTCGTCGTTTTCTCGTTATCGAAATACTTTTGGATGAGATAGCGATGCTGGTCGTTGATAAGCGTCTGAATCAACGTAGTGATGACCGCGTTCGTGTTCAACGAAAGCGAGTTTATCATAGTGGTGAGAGCGGTGTAGGATTTCATGTTAGAAAGTAGTAAAGGTTATAAATACCGTCGCGTTTCCTGCGGAACTTGAAACAATCGTAAGAGGTTTCTGGGTGTAGTAAGTCGTGTTCGCAAGCGATACTGCCCCCACCAGAACTCCTGAACTCGTCCCCTTTGCGATTGTTGCAACGGTAGCAGTGTTATTTTTTATAGTGATATTCCCTGCCGTTGTATCACGTGCGATGAGATAAACTCCCGTGATAATTGCGTTGAATGGTGCCCCTGCCAACCCGAAGACATTTACCGCCGTCGTTCCCGTTGTGGTTGTTGCTACGCAGAAATAATCGGGGGAGTTTAGGATATTTCCATATTCAATCCTGGGACTATTTATTCCCGTGTGCGCATGGAAAGGGACTTTGACAACGGAAAACTGGCTGTCATTGGCAGACTGTGCCAGTTGTTGGGCTACATAGGTTTTAATCTCTTGGGAAATCATTTTGTGCCGTAAGAAGAAGTCAGTTTGAGCGTCAATCCCTTCACCCTGATTTGCGTCAGTCGGTCATACGATGGCGTGGAAGATTGACTTGTAAGAATCGCCTTTGTGATGAGCCACTGGCTAGGGGGCAACGCATTAGGCCAGAGATAAGAAAGCGTGTTTGTTCCTCCTGTTACCGAACCGATTTCTACATAACTTCCTGTTTGCCCTAACATGTCAGCCAGATTATTTGCCCCATATAAAGCAACCGACTCGCTCGACTGTAATGGCACGGAAAGCTTGAACTCAAATTGTGCGGGCGTCTGCGGTTCGAGATTTGTTCCTATAGGAATAAGGTCGGAAATGATATATGACTGCCCTCCCGTGTAAGGAGCGGCGATTGAAGCGTCTATCCCGTAATTCGGGGTTCCTCCATCGCTCCATCCGGCAAGCAGTCCATATCCTACGTTTGGTCCATAGGTCGCTTGTTGCGAAGAAACCCCTAACGCACTCACATAGCCCGCATACGTCCCATAGGACATTTGGTTGCTGTTCCACAATGCCCCACTATTCAAATCAACACACCAGATGCCTCCATATCCGCTTATGCTTCCTCCGGCCTGTGGACCAACTTGGCAACCGAAATACAGGCGGTTTTTGTTTGCTACTGCCGTTCCTGTAGGGGCGCTGGCAGTTTCCGAACCGCCCCAGAAGAATAAAGGCTCAACTGTCCCCGAAATATGGTCAGGTACTTTTTTCCATTCATCAGCTTGGCTTCCGTTCGTGATGTAGATGATTCCCCTGTTTCCCGCGAAGACATACGCATTGTTCCCCACGGTAACGATGCAAGAGATATTCGATTCAGGGACAAGGATAGCAGGAGCTGTATATTTCAATGCCAACCCTTCGACATTCCACGGATAGATATAATTCAACCTTCCCCCGATCAGGACATTCTGGTTCAAGAACGAGAGGCACTGCGCGACATCGTTGGGGGGGAGAATGGCAAAATTATTAAAATAATAGGTAGTCTTATCTTGAGGATTGAATCCAGTATATGAACTGCTCGCAAGAGCAGGAATGTTTTGTGCGAAAACGGCTACATAAAATGAATCGCAATAAACGGCAAAATTCGGCAATGTTTGAATCGCCATGTGGGGATTATTTGTTAAGGAACTTGTTTGAAGATATCCTCCTCCACCACCTACAGTTCCAGTAGTAGGATTCCATTGATAATTCCAAACTATACTAGTATTCGCATTATCAGAAATGATTTGCGTGTAATCAATTTGGCTATTTCTCCACACAAACAACCATTCATCATAAGTGGCAGGAGTTCCTGTTGCTCCTGTGCCGTTATGAATCGTTTGGTAAATCAAGATTCCGTTGCCATTTGCACTGGTGTCAGCACTTACTCCTAGCTTTCCCGCATTCCCAATCCATGTCCATGATCCGGTAGACGGCCCTCCCCCAGTTCCCGTCAAATATCTATCGCTCCATACGAGTCCCAACGAATCAATCATAAAGCTATAGGAGCCTGACTTCGTGAAATACTTTGTAAGGGATGGGACAACCGTATACCATGTAACCGCGCTATTTCCCGTAATCGTTACGGCGGAATTGGCAGGAAATTCATTACTCCCTTGCGTGTATAATTGATATTCATAATTCAGCCCGCTTTGACCGAAATAGAACAACTGATAGGGAGTATTCAATGTCAATCCGCTAGTGCCTACAGATGTAAAAATAACCCATTGGTAGGATTCAACATTCAACGAGGTCGGTATCAAAAGCAAATTCGAGGCAGTCGTTACCGTGGTCGTCTGGCTTCCCGTGTTCGGCGCGGCACTCACCGATTTCGTGCCGAAGCTCACGCTCGCTTCGTTCGGGATGCTGCCGATATTCACGGACTTTAAGTCAGTAAGGCCGGAATAAGGATCGGTTCCGATTCCTTGGCTAAAGCCCGAGATCACGATGTCGCCGTTTTGGGGATCGATTGAATATGCCATTATGATGTTGAATAAAGAAAAATTACTTCGGTATTCGCTGGCACGCCATTCGGATAGCTTCCGACCGTGAGGGTTACAACATTTCCCGATAGCGTATAATCGGTAGTCGGCGTTTGGATAATTCCCTGTACGGAAAGATAAAAATCGAATGCTACTGTATTACTGGCATCGAAGACTGTCTGGCCAGAAGTAGCCACGAATACATCCTTCTGCATCGAACTCGACACATCCGACGCCGCGTCAACGAGAATCCGTCCTGTTGCTTGATTGATCTGCCCAGGCATCACTTCTCCTGGTTCACCGTCTATTTCGAATAAGGCGGTAGGAATGAAGTTATTATCTCGTGGTGCGTCCATTTAAGTGTTTATGAGTAATGCTCCAGCCGAAGTTGCAACAGCCGGATAAGTCTTGCCGTCAGTTCCCTCGAATAACCAGACTCCGATATATCGTTCATTCCCTGGATAGAAGGGTTGCATGGTAAAGGAAATCGTTGAAGTCGTATCAGTCAAGATTCCTCCCGTATCGGGATCAATTTTAATCTGTACCATGTTCGTGCCTTGTACAGTATCCGTGTTCAGGCAGGCAAGCTTTCCAACGATGAAATTCCGATCGCGTGAAGTTATTTGCGTCATAGTCGTTTTTTATCTCGTTCGAGCATCGCGTAACGGTCTCGTATCTTGACTTTATCGCGCTCAATCTGCGCTCTATCCTCTGCATTTTGTGCCTCTTTCTTGGCTAAATTCGCCTCGTTTCGGGCTAGGATATGTTCTCTGGCGTCTAGTGCCTCTTTTGCCCTTTCCTCGGCTAAAACGGCCTGTTCCTGCATGTTTTTGGCTACCATGAGGGCTAGTTTGGACTCCTTGGCATCTTCAAATGCCGATACTTGGAGCGTTTCTGCTTCTTGGAGCCGCACTTCTGTCGTTTTCTGATCTGTGAGAGCTTTTTTCAGGCTTATGGCTAGGCTTTTTTCCTGCTTTGCAAGTTCAATAGCTTTTTCTTCGACAACTTTCTCTCGTTCTTTCACGGATGCGGCGAAATTATCGACATCGAACTTTGCCCATGCTACGTCCTCCATGCCGATCTGTTTTTCGGAACGAAGTCTCCGGACTTCCGAGAGAATCCCATCACGTTCGGCGGCCGCTTGAGAAATTTCTCTAGTGATTTCCGATAAAGACTTATCACGGAATTTGGAAAGGGACTGCTCCTCTTTTGTCTGTAGTTCACGCAAGCTATCCACTCGTTCAGCCAGCTTCATGCCTTCATCCTGTTGCTGTCGTTTTTGCACGGCTTGCGATTTTGCCACTTCGCTTTTGGCGAGCAACTTCATGGTTATTCGGACTCGAATTTCTTTGCCAAATCCTGAAGGCCTTGACCTTGTTTTACGACGCGAGTATTGATTCTTCCCTCATCGTCCTTGCTCAATGTGGATTCGAGCTTAGGCCGTTCGGTAGATTCTTTCACGGTCGCTCTTTTCACCGGCAACGGATTAAGGCCCATCTGAATCAAAGCAACGAGGTCGTTTTCCGAGTACGTTCCCGCTTTTGAGAAAGAGGAAAGACGGGGCGAACCATCGTCATTCCGTTCCTGTTTCAAAAGCATCTTATACTGTGGGCCTTTGTAGTATTCACGTTCCGCTAAATCTTTTGCCAACTTCTTCCTAATCTGTTGGGTATCCAAAAGACTTGCATCAGGAATTACTAAAGGGGACATCGTATGGGCAGGGAAAAGATACTCTTTATTGTTCCACTTGCCCGTGAAGTCTTCGTCCGAATAATTCGAGAAATAGAATATACCCTCAAAATCTTCAGGGAGAGTGTTCTCCACTTTCATCAGTTCTTTTTCTGTTTGCATGGTAGTTTGGCCTTCCGGCCGATTTCGCCCTTTCCAGGGATTAGATTTATTTACCGCGAGGGGATGAGACAATTCCCATCCCCCATCAAATTACCTAGAGGTCTAAGTTCACTGGGTAATACTTCGCACTTACTGTCGTGTAGAAGGAATTACCGATGACCGCCGTATTCGTGGCAAACAGCGTGATTGCCCCTGCCGTCGCCGTGGAAGGAGAAACTGCTCCGCCTACCGTAGCAGCCGTCGAGTCACCCAAGACCGACCACTGTCCTTTCGTAGCCACAAAGCCATAATTCGCCGCCGTGATCGGATAGAACGTTACGCCGCGCGGAACGTTCGTCGGGGTCGTCGGATTCACGATGACACCATTCCCTGGCTGTGGGAACAATGAAATCTTGCTCGTTGTGTCGAGTGCCGTATTCGGAGCATCTGCCAAAGTGATTACCAATGCGCCATTGGTCGTCGCCTGTGCCGGATGGCTCTGAATCTGTAGAGACTGACCAGCACCCGCACCGTCAACTACGAAAGCGTAGCCCAACTGATACTGGTTTAACGTCGCGGCCGTACCACCAAGAGTAACCGTCACCTGTGCAGGAAGGTTCGTGGTCGTTGAATACGCCGTGAACGCCGTTACTGCCATATTCTGATGGTTCGCTACGTCGGCCGCATCCTGCATCAATTTACCGACTGCAAGATTTGACGCTCCAGCGAGAACCATCGTCAGTTCCCGACCGTCTTCCAAATCCCAGCGAGTGCCAAGCATCGTCTGCAAGCTCGCATCCGTCGATTGCTGGAACGTACCTGACGCCTGATAAGCGAGAGGGGCTGTTGCAGCACGATTTACAATTCTGGACATAATTTTATTAGATTAGTTTGTTTGGACCTTTGTTAAGCTGCCGATGTGATTCCCGTCAAAACTCCCTGGCGAAACGGAAGCGTGCAGATCAAGTTACCGCCCAAGATAACGAATCCGTTGATCGTTCCCTGGTTGTAAGCTTCGATCATGCCCGTCCATGTAAACGCACCTTTCGGCGAGTACATCGAATCCGTGTACACGTTGCCCTTGATGTTCTTCGCTTTCGGAGAAATCGCCTCGCCCTTCCACCACTTCAACGCGTGCCACTCAAGGAACTTTGTGTTCAGCATGTAGAAGTATCCGGTCGTGATCTTTTTATCGCGAGAGATAATCATGCCGTCCCACCGCTGTTCCGAGTAACCCGATGACTGCGCAACGGTACGATCTTGGACTTTGAAATCCATGTTGTTCCGTTGGAACGGCGTTTGAAGCTGCTCGAAATAACCCCACGTGGTGTAGTCCGTGATAATCATGTCCGGAATCACCGAACCGTCCGAGATGTTATTCCAAAGCGTCCGAACCTGTACGAGCGAGATCGTGCCGCCCGATGCCGTAACCGTAGAGTTAAGGGCATTGTAGGAAGCGCGGGTCAAACCGCCGTAGGTCGAAGCAACCGTACCGTTGTCCACCGTGTTCGCCAAACCATTCGGAGCCTTGCCGCCGAATGACGTACCGTCGCCCTGCAAGAAGTTGCCGATGTCGTCCGAAGCGTCTTGTGCGCGAGATTCCATCGTCGTCTTCATCAGATTGAGGGTTTGCATGTCCGTCGCGTTGATAGACAGGTCAGTTCCTGCGAGCGAGATATTCGTTGCAATGAACGTCGCATAAAACGTTTCGTTTACCGTCGTCGGCTGTTGGGAGATCGGAAGAAGGTCATAGCCGTTGAAAGCCACCGAAGCCAAACCCTTTTGGTACTTAAGCGGGACTAATACTTGGCTACCGTTCCACTTCTTCGTCTTCTCCATCATCATCCCGAAAAACTTGTTGTCCCGAAGTACACCATCAACCAAGAACGGAGCCAGGTACTGGTTCGTATACGAGGTAATGTTTACTCCAGGCGCGATTCCACCTTGTGATGCCATGATAAGTAATATAAATTTAATTTATTTACCGACATAGACTTAGAATGTTTAAATCAGGTCATTTTCACGGAGGAAGCGTTCCGAGGCGTCATCCACAATCCGTGAGGGTTGCGATGCACCGCTTCGGGTCATCGAGCGATTGGACAGTTCCTGCCTTCGGGAACTCGCACGCTCTTTGAGGCGCAAGAATGTTTCGGCTACTGCATCGGGGTCGGCGTACTCTTTGACGTTGCCATCCTTATCCTTGGGAGACATTCGCTCCATAAGCGCGAAATAATTGCTCCTATCGGTTGAGTTGGACATATCAATGCCATAATCGTCCTCAATGCGTTCTTCGATATCATCCACCGTCTTGTCTTCCTCTTGTTGTGCTTTCACATCGTCGCCGCGTTCGGCTTGGATGCGTTGAAGAGCTTTTTCAACCGCTCCTTCCTCTCGCGCACGCAATGCCTTTTTCAAGATATTGCCCGCCGCGATATGTTCCGGAGTATCCGTGCCATAGATAGAGTCAATTTCCTTGAGGTCATCGTCGCCGACTTCCTGTTTGAATTTGCCTACCTCTGTCAGCACTTTAATCCGTTCGTTGAGTTGGAGTGTCAGATTTTCAGCGTCCTTCAATCTTTGGTCCAACCGACGATTTTTGCGATTGATTCTGCGCTCCTCGATTTCGGCATCCGTTTCCTCCTTTCCAGGTATCTCCAGATTGCCTCGATCAGCGAAAGCGTCCTGATTATCAACTTCTAAATCCTTCAAAAAATCTTGTTGTTCGCTCATGTTGTTGGTTCCTTTTCCAAGGAGTTTCGCCCTTTTCAGGGAAATTAGTTTTTATTCAAGCTCTTAGTGGGAGAACTTTACAGCCAAACCGACTAGACCGTTCCTTCCTCAACCTTTTCAGGTTCAGCAACCACTTCCTCTGGTTTCACTTCTGCTACTTCCACTTCTTTCAATTCTTGTTCATCCATAGTTTTAGTGTTTAGTTATTCCCCATCCTCCTTATTTTCCTTCATCTCCCTCTCTTCGTCCCGCTCATCCTCTTTGTTCGCCCGATCCTCCGTATCCTTCCCCTTATGTTCTTTGGATGAGTGCTTTTTCGACCCGCATTTAGCACACTCCATTTCTTTCATCTTTTTTTTCAACGCTTTTGTTTTTGCTTCAGACATTTTGTTGGTAGTTAATTATTGACCTTTAGTGAGCCGCAGGGCTGAATACGAAATCAAACGTTGATGAGGATGTATCGAAGTAGCCCGTATAATTCATTGCGGTTGTCGAAGTAATCACAACCGATGATGCGCTACACGTTGTGAGATAACTCGACGTTGCGCTTGTGTTGCCCTGTGAACACTTAAAGACATCGCCCGTTCCTGCCGCGAAGGTTGCTGTATTCGTCCCATCATTTACGATAAGACCGGAAACTGACGCTCCCAAGTTATTTGAAAGCGATGGACATGCCGCAAAGGTACTCGCACCAGCCGGAAAGGTTATCGTTACCGCGGCCGCTGTGTTTGCTACTTGGATATTCGCAGGAGAACAGAAAACCGTTGCCGCAATCGTTGAAGAAACCGAATATCCTCCTACAAACCCCTGTGCTGAAACTACGGGCGGATTATAACCTCCGAGCGGACTTGTCTTAGGAGCAAGTACCTCGCCCGCGAAGAAAATCCCCACCGCCGCCACGATTGCCAAACCTCCGATAATGTATTTATTCATGGTAGATAGTGGTTAGTTTATATAAGAATCCAATTTGTGCCGTTTGAAACGGGATTTAAGGCCGCGTACTGTGCGATGCTCTGCGTTGATGCGCCGTCAATCGTCTGGCCTGCGGGAGCCGCTAACGTAACCGTTCCCGAAACCGAATTTTTGATGATGAAGCCCATACCGTAAAATCCAACCGCCGTTGGAAGCATGATTGTATTTGACCCCGATGTATTTTCAACGAGATAATGGCATGTTCCCGCGTTGCCATTCGTGTTCATGACAAGCGTGGTATTTGCCGTTACTGCTGTATATTCCATTGAAACCTCTGCCCTCCGAACCTTTGCGCCAGAATAGAACGCTGGCACGTATTGATGAACCGGAAGATTAGTGTTTTGTGCTGTTGCCATAGTAGTTTGTTATTTTTGTTTCTTTCTTAATGCTTTCGTCTTTCGACCTTGCTTTACATGATTTGGTAAATGTTTCTGATCTGTTTTACTCGCCCATTCCTTTGCATCGTGTTTCATCTCGCTTCCGAGATAACCACCGAATGCGGCTCGTTCTTGTGCTTTGGATTTGAAAGGCATGATTATCCTGTATATTTTTCGAAACCTTTATGAGATTTGCCACCGGTTTCACGATTCCCAGCCGCCCAATCCCCACCTTTGCTAGATTGTTTCTTCCTCAATGCCTTTGTCTTGTTGGGAGAATGTTTTTTTTCGTAGGCGAGTATTTCTTTCTCTGTTCCTCCATTTTTTGCTTTTCTATAATCAAACATGTTAGTTATTTTTGATACCATTTCTTTTTATCATCCCCTTCCAACCTTTCCAAAACTTCCAGTATCTCAAGCAACACTTCGACCACAACCTGATGCGTGCCACCCTGTTGTGCGGGGAGCTTAGGCAAACTCTTGATTTCGTCTTTGCGTTCTTGGGTCATGTTATTAGTTATCTATTGGACTTGATAATTAGCTGTTACGGTCGATGTCGCTCCCGTCATATCGACCACCAGGCCATTCTGATACTGTGCGTCATAGGTCTGTACGAGTGGAACGGTATTCGTCATAGTGATTGTCCCAATCAATTTCGTCGTGCCAATCACAATCGTCGTGCTTGCGTCGTCGTAGACTGAAATGATTGAACCCGAAGCGGCAGTACCGACATCAATCGTATGGAGAACGCCAGGAACGGAAGCTATCAGGCTTCCAACGCTCGTCGAACTATTTGTCGTCGCATCGGCAGTTACCTGATACTGGGGAACATAGAGGACGGAACCACCCAGAGCTTTTGAAGAACCATGAACGAAATAACCGACCGCAAAAATACCTAGACAGGCGAATGCTATCGCCCCGTAAAACAAGATTTTTTCTCCAATCGTCATAATGTAAGTATTTAATAGTTTCAAGTTCCTGCAATTTGCGTGGATAGTCTACTTAGTCGGTTTCGGACTAGGTTGTGCCACCGCTTTCGCCTTTGCCGCCTCCTCTGCCTGCTTCAATTTAAGTTGATGCTCCTGCTCGGCGTGGCTCATGCCCTGCTGATGAGCCGCTTCCTTTTGCTGAAGTCCTTGCTGTGCCGCTTGTGCGCCCTGTTGCTGTTTTTGAGCCGCACCCTGCGCCGCTTGAGCTTGCTGTTGGGCAACGCCTTGCGCCTCCTGTTGCTGTTGCTGTGCAACCGCTTGCTGTTGTTGAGCCATTTGCTGTTGGACAATTTGCTCGACTTGCGCCCAAAGCTTGGGGAAGTTCATTTGCAGGTAGGTCTTGCCAGCGTCAGTTTCAAGACTCATCTTCCACAAGACTCCATCCCCAGCCGCTTCATCCGGATCGGGATAATCAACCGCCTCCAAGTAGGTCTTTGGCCCAATAGCCCCTGCCTCAAACAAAGCATTCGCTTGGTTCATCTTGCTCAACTCATCTCTCGGCTTCATCGAATTCGGAGTAACGCCAACGATGAGGGGAAGGTTAATATCCGATGATTGGAGTTCAACGTATTCCGTAGCTTTACCTGACCCCATCACCGCGCCAAAATGCTTCTCGTCGTAAAACACGCAATAGAGTTGCACGAGCCAGTCGTAACAAGATTTGGCAACGGACTGTTCGAGAACATCCACAATCCCTCCGCCGATACGAGATGTGTCCCGTCCTTGATTTAACATTTCACCTTTCGCCGTTTCATTCGGCTTCTGTTGTTGAGAGGCGATGCCTTGCGTACCCCATGAGGAACGTAAATCGTTTTTGGTGTTGTCGAGGTCATCAAAGAATCCAGCTTGCACTGCCGGAGCTGGAAGACGGATTATTGCTTCGTTTATCGGCCCTCCCGCGGGAGCGAGAATGAAACCTTTGTCTTGGTCTTTCATTGCTACAACCGCCTGCCGTCCTGTTTCTTGGTTAAAATTGTTCTCGGATAAAACCGTGCTATTCACCGCCATACCTAACGCGCTGTCCAATTGATACTCGCGGCGATTGATACGAGATTGGTTTGGGATATTCTGTTCAATAAGTCCCGTGAGATCATGGGGTCTATCTCCCAATGAAAACACCGAAAGGAAGATATAAGGCTTTTTAGGAATGGCGAAATGGTTATGGGGCTTTTGCATCACGGGTTCCCCAAGTTCATCCATAAAATCACCCTCAACCTTTTTAGGATATTTGAAATACTCGTTTTTATGTTTATCTAAAACCTTATCTTTGAATGTCGTAAAGCAGTAATCGTCATTCCACCATTCCGTATAGCAACATTCGGTACCCATTTTTCCCTCGACAAGCATGGTGATATAAAACTTGTGCTTGGGGAATAATTCGATGAGCTTTGCCGCAGAGACGTAAATCCGTTCACCGAGCCATGAATTAAAATCGCCATAGACATCCACGGAACCATTCGGATCAAACACAAAGTCCTGTATCTTCCGATTCTCAATAGCTACGTCGTTGATCTGTAAATTCCAACCTGGCTTTAATACTCCTAGGTGGTGAATTGACCACTGGCGAGTCATCAGAGCTAACTTTCTGCGAAGTAAGAGCTGTTGAGCATGAAACTCCAGCATAGTCTGAGTGTCATTGGCCAACTTATTCCCTTCCGGACTCCCATCGGAAAATACGAATGGCGCAGGGTCTTGCGCCGTGGCCGCTGGCAAGAAAGTCTCTTCGGATTCAAATTGCAAGTTCGCCGCCATAGGGCCGTCATCCGGCCATCCATCGTTCTCATTCAAACCCAAATAAGAACGCATATTGCGCTTCGGTACTTGTTTTATCTTCTCCTCATAAGGGCCATACGCCGTTTCCCAGTCATCGCGGAGTTTCAATAACTCCTCATCGGTCATCGGCAAATCCAACTCGTCCACTTTCTGGTCTGATATGCCTTCGGGGTTACTGCCATCAATGCCAGTTTTATTGGTAGACGATTCTACAAGATCGCCCACGCCGGCGATATTGAGCGCAAAATTGTCGATATCATCCCTCATAGTGATTTAACACTATGGCAGAATCGCAAAGGTGCAATTTGCGTGGATACTAGGACTTCCTATTCAACGCGAGCCAAAGGTTTGCGACTGCGATTTTAGGATTTAAACCTTCTCCAAAATACGCATGTTCTTCACCATCTTGGGAAGTAATCACCTTTGCTTGCCATAAGGCATTTCCAAAACTATCCAGTGAAAATTGAGGATATCCAATGGATTCAATGAGTTCCTCCAGAGAAGGACATTTTATATTTCTCTCTGGCTCATAATATGTATATTTAGTAACTTGGAGTAAATCCTCCGTCCAAGCTCCATCCTTGGCCGCCTTGATATAGGTTTGCCCCGACG